CACAGTGTACTGGGTCAAACTCGAACTTCTAGTGGATGCGGCAGCGGCATTGTAATCTAGAACTTCAAGATAAATTACTTCATACATAGGATCAAGATTATTATCATATGCTGTTGCCAGTTTTAGACTACTGAAGTTTATCTTTTTATTGCTATGATATTGAGTTATGGCCTCAATGTAATCCTGTGAAACACTGGCTGTTATTCCGGGTGCAGCTAGGAATTTAATGTCCTGAGACATTCCAAAGTAAGGATCAGCGGGCCTATAGATCATATCATCTGTTACTAGGGCAGGGTCGTTAATGGTAGTCCGCCATCTTTCTCTGAGTGCAGACGGCAATAATGCTCTCATATAAAGATTTTCGTAAGGTCGTACATTTACGTTTTGTACGGTAAGAGTAAATTCTTTTGTGTCAAATACAAATCCTGATTCGTCAACTGCTGTGATAGCAAATGTATATGAACTGTCAAACCTAGTGGTCCCGTCGTCAAAATCAACTCTTGTGGCAGTGCGGTCCATGCTATAGAAATCAAATGTTGTGCGACCCGATAGAAGTCCCGACTCAAGTAATAATAGTCCTTGTGGCATCCTGCTATAGCGACCTGATTCAACTTTAAATGTCAGCGGTAGTCCTTTGTTGGTCTGCGCCGAGATAGACAAAGTGCTGACCTCACCGTTTACAATAGATCCTAGATCTGAATCGGTGTTCCACACAACATAATGATCAGCATCTTGTAGTATATCAATGGTATAGGTAATTATTGTGCTCTGGCGAATACTCACCACAGTGGCTGATACAGGAATCTCCACGTAGGCCGCAACATTGAAAGTATATGTAGATTTGTTTTCTGTTACTGCACCAATGGTTCCGGTTAACCATCCTGTTTCTTTATCTAGGATCAGGCCAGGCGGCAATGATAGGTTGGTTTGGTCGTAGCCTTTTTCATCATATGGACTAAGTTCGTAATAGTTTCCTAGGTCATCGGGTATCGGAGGTGCCCCCATGTCAAACACAGCAGGGCCGCCACCTACTATTTTCCAGTACACTGGTGTATTAGGATTCGCATAGTATGCTTTAAACTGGAAAGCAAATGCACGATCTTGTCGTACTGGTAACAACTCCAGTGGATCTGTCGTGATGGTTGGATACTGATAACCGTCACGGTCAGCTGTGAACACGGTAGTGTCTGCTGTGATTAGAATGTTATCTGTACGAAAGAAGCTTTTGGCAAATATGGTAATGTTATACGAACGCTCTACAGACAAGATACCATCAAATAGTCTAACTGTGAATTGATAAGTTCTGCTTAGGGTAGCACCTTCAAAATCCCAAACAAACTCGTCATACTTGCCTTGGTCGTAGGCCGCGGTACCAGCTGGACCACCAGCAGGTGGTGCTTCAGCAAACCCTACAATTTTTCCAGTCTGTGTTAAATTCAATCCCAATGGCAGCTGACCATTGGTGATGCTCCATTTTAGCGTAGTGCCTGGATTTGTTTCGGTGTATAGCAGTTGTAGATTAATGTAATCACTGTCAAAAAATAGACCTAGTGATTCAGCTGTGATGTTTAGCGTAGGAGGAACAATTCCATTTATTGCTATACTAAAAGTTCTGTCAGCAATTTGATTAGCAGTGTTACTTGCTCGTACGGTAAACTTAAACCTGCGAGCAGTAGTATCTCCGGGGGTAACAATATTAGGAATGCCATATAGCAAACCATTAAGATACAGCTGGATCCCGGGAGGTAATTCTCCCGAGATTACTCTATAGGTTAACTCTGATGTTAAGGGGTTGTCAGCTTCAAGTTGGTAGCTGAATTCGTTTAATTCAGCATACGTCCCTAGATCCCCTGCTGTTGTTGTCCAAGCAATTTGTGCCATAACCGTCCACTTTATTAGTATTTAGTGGACTTGTAGCCGTTTACGCTTGAGCTTCGCCCCATTGCAGTGTTACGTGTACATTAGAAACAAACGTATTTGTGGTTGTGCCACCTGTTATGCCGGTTGTTGCACCTGGCAAAGCAGTCATATTGATATACAATGTATCTGCACCATTTGGGAATGTACCGCGCCCGCCCACAGAACTCTGTGATAGTTCTTTAATACCAGTCAAATCCTGTGCAAATCTTGCTCTTGGATCATACACAAATTCAAATAGTTTTTCACCTGGTAGTGCAATAACTGGTTCTCCGACATAGGTCTGTGACTTAAACCAACAATTAGCAGTTGTCTGGGAGAAAGAAGGCTGGTTGCCTAAGCTGGTGGTGTTTAGTGCTGTCCAGGTTTGCAATGATTCGCTGTAGTTGCTTGGGTTCAACACCCCGGTGACCAGGATCTGTACGTTGCCACCTGTGCGTTGATCGCCACAAGCAACCTGAAGCCCTTGCAGTAGGATCTGCGCACGATTTAGTAGTTCTTTTTCACCAAGATCGCCGACCTGTGAGTTACTTGCACTTGGGCTCAATCGCAATGCCATGACTGTATTACCAGCACTGGTTACGTTTGCATTGGTAACAGTGAAGGTAAACTGATATC